TTTGTACACATGAAGCGGTAATTGTGCGATAGCCTCCGACAAAACTCTCACGCAGGCATAAACCGCAATATGCTGCAAGGCTGTTCTGTCGGTTACACGTTTACCGCTGTTCGCTCGTCCGAAAAAATATGTGTAGGACGGCGAATCATAGCTGTTGGTAGGCTTATCTCTGGACTTGAATAGTCCTGTGAAAATACTCATGAGAATCACGCTCCTTTCAGATTGTTTTTTTAGTGGGATGTGATATAATTATCAAAATGATTATCGGAGGAAAATTAATGTTTTTAAGAGCAACTGATATGAATGGTGAATATTCACCAGCCTTTTTTACGATAAAATTAGATTCAAGTGAAGTCAATTACGATATGATAGACCTTATTGCAAATCCAACTTTTATTCACGAGTATATTCATTTTATGCAAGATCTAATTCTTCCATATTGTATTAGAATGAATCTGTCATACATAAGATATTTCAACGATATTTGTCAATTCGGAAAAAAAGAATCTAAGATAGAGATTCCTTTCAAGAATTGGGCTGAAGATACTAAGGAACTAAGAAAACAGTTGGATTATACATTTGGTTCAAAAAGAGATAAGAATGAAAATATTGGGATTACGTCAATAGATAAAAGTAGTTATTCTTTCAGTGGATTTGATAACCATTTAAAAATCAATAGAATAGATATAAATGTTTTCAAGTATGAAATAACATTTAAAAACAACTCGAAGTATCAATTGGGTGCACGAGATTTATTAGAGTATATTGCGCATTCTATAGAAAGAAAATATTATAATCCAGTAAACTCTTGCCCTGATTTTCCGTATAAAACGGTGGATATTTTATTTGATTACTATAATTATTCAGAAATAGAAACCGAGAAAAGAGTTTTGATAGCAGAATACTGTTTACATAATGACAACCCAATTCGATATCTAATATATAATGTGTTTGGTAATAAATTGCTAATAGATAAAATATTGAAAAATACGGTTGAAGAATTATGCGAAATTCTTCCTAAAAATCCTAATATTTCCAGTGATTTAGTACCTGTAGATTTTTATGAAAAAGAAAGAAGAAGATTATCTGAGTTTTTAAATCAGCTACAATATATATATGATTCCGACAAACTAAAAAAATGGATACATATAGTAAACGATTATTCTAAATTGAATTTTCAAGGAACTTTTGTATTTACAAATCTATTTACTATGCCCTCAATTTCTTTCAAGAGTACTTTCGCAAAAATGATAGAGGATATAGGAACGCCATTTATGATTAATAAAAATGACAAGATAATAACTATCGATAATCATACATCTTTAAACAACAGGGATTTAGCTTATTTTTTTATGGTCGAAAGATTCGTTCATTTTGCTGGACATGTTAATTCGTCATATAAAACCTGCCCCATTGCAAAATTCTGTGAGCAAAATTATGAAAAAAGTTGCTCGAAACAATATATTCTTAATCAAAATTCACCTGGATGTCCTTACAAATCTTTTCTGAAAACAAAGGGTATTGATAATATTCCTTTTGAAAAAGCACAAGACAGTAAGTGATTTTATGATTTTGTCATACTTTCTATTCATAGCACCAGCAAATCTCTCTCGTCATAAATGCTGTCGCCGGTATCGTTTCCACAGCGGATTGCACGGTCTAAAGCCATAATCATGGCAACAGCACCGTCAATTTTCTCTGTGGATTTTTCTTTGTCCGGCTTGATGTTTCCGGCAGGGTCACGTCTTATGAAAATATTATCCATCATCCAGCGGAGAACCGGGTGTCCGTTATGAGCAAGGGTCTGTTCAAGCGTTAATTTCATCAGTTCCTTGGCAGGCGGTGACATATCCTTGTATCCCTGCCCGAACTGAACCATTGTAAAACCAAGACCGTCAAGGTTCTGAGACATCTGCACAGCACCCCAACGGTCAAATGCTATTTCTTTTATGTTGAATTTCTGTCCCAGTTCATCGATGAAGTTTTCGATAAAGCCGTAGTGAACAACATTTCCCTCAGTGGTTTTAAGGTAACCCTGCCGTTCCCACACATCATAGGGAACGTGGTCACGTCTTACACGGAGTGGCAGAGTTTCTTCCGGCAACCAGAAGTATGGCAAAATATAATAATGATCGTCATCATCGGTGGGTGGAAAAACTAAAACAAAAGCAGTAATGTCAGTAGTGGAGGAGAGGTCAAGACCGCCGTAGCATACACGCCCTGCAAGGTCATCTTCATCAAAAGCTACTTTGCATATATCCCATTTCTCCATAGGCATCCAGCGGACTGCTTGCTTTACCCATTGATTCAGACGGAGCTGCCTGAAAGCATTCTCTTCTCCGGGAGTTTCTTTTGCAGAATTACATGCAGCCACAACCTTATCCATTCCGATAGTCTTATCAAGTGACGGATTTGCCTTTTTCCAGACTTTCGGGTCTGTCCAGTCCTCAGATTCATCAGCACCATAGATAACAGGATAAAAAGTCGGGTCATGTTTTCTGCCCTCAATAATATCCTTTGCCTTTTGGTGTACTTCATAGCAGATGCTGTTGGTGTCTGTTCCAGCAGTGGTGATAAGGAAATAAAGCGGCTGCATTCTTGCATCACCGGAACCCTTTGTCATTACGTCAAACAGCTTTCTGTTAGGCTGCGTATGCAATTCATCAAAGACAACTCCGTGAATGTTGAATCCGTGCTTTGAGTAAGCCTCAGCTGAAAGCACCTGATAGAAACTGTTAGTCGGAATATAAACGATACGTTTTTGTGAGGTCAGGATTTTTACACGCTTATTCAGTGCAGGACACATTCGCACCATATCGGCGGCAACATCAAAAACGATAGCAGCCTGCTGACGGTCAGCGGCACAGCCGTAAACCTCAGCTCGTTCTTCGCCGTCACCACAGGTGAGGAGCAATGCAACTGCTGCCGCAAGCTCTGACTTGCCGTTCTTCTTGGGAATTTCAATGTAGGCTGTGTTAAACTGCCGATATCCGTTAGGTTTCAGAATTCCGAAAAGGTCACGGATAATCTGTTCCTGCCAGTCAAGAAGTTCAAAGTTTTTTCCTGCCCATGTGCCCTTTGTATGACTAAGGCACTCAATAAAAGAGACGGCATAGTCTGCCGCCTTTTTATCGTATCTTGAATCTTCAGCCATGAATTCTGTCGGCTTGTATTTTGCCACTCTATCACCACCCAACAAAAAAGACCTGCCCAAGGCAAGTCTGAATAATTTTAAGCCCCGTGGGGCAATTTTGTAATTGAGATCCTATTCCCATTGTAACCATGTTACCATACTAATTCAAGTATATCAAGCGTTAACGGAGAAATATACTGCACAAACATTACAGCTGTATTTTGTGTACTATATATCTTCGGTACGAGCCACACAGCCCCATTGCTGAGGCTGTGTTTTGAGAGTGGGAAGGGCATTATCTGCCCGTTTCGCATTCCCATTCAAATTCTGCCCATGCAGTGTATTCATCTTCAAAAAGGGCATCGTCGTCAATGTAGTCATCTTCGTATTCAATGCTGTCGATTTCTTCAAATGTCGTTCCGTTTTCCTCTGCATCTTCTTTTGCAAATTCTTCTGCGTTTTTCTTAATCCAGGCTTTGAACTCCTCATCGTCCATGTGGTCATCGTTTTCAATCTCAAGTTCGTATTCGTACTCGCTGTCCACCCAGGTGATGATTGCCTTTGTGATTTCGGTTCTTTCGTTCCAGTCTGTTCTCCAAGCCTTTGCTCTTGCCTTTGCGATTCCGTATGATACCATTTTAATTTCCTCCGTTTTTTGTTTGTTTTCGCTTGGTTTCCCTTGCGTTGTGTACATATTACCGCATAGTGTGAATAATAGCAACCCGCTAAATTTACAGAAGATAAGGCTGTATATTTGGCGAATAATTGTGTAATATACAGTCTTGAAGTATTTGATTTTCTATGGTAATATACAGTACAATGAAAGAGTGGTCTCTTTGCGAAACCGCCCCACTGGAAGTAAAAAAGCAAGCGTCACATTGAAGTATGCGGCACTTGCTTTTAGTATTTGGTAATCATACGAAATCGTTAATTCTTGCCGCTGTGGGGCAACGTGTGGATGTCATTTCCTTATTACAACCGGCATAAGACCGTTAGGCGTAGGAACGAAAAGTTCAATGTTCCAGAAACGTCGTTTGTACTTTTCAATGAGTTCAGCGGAAAGGTCTGTGAAGTCTTCCTTGCCAAGTCCTGCAATAAAGAATGTGCCTTTGATGACATCGTGGATTTCAGGAAGAAGTCTGTTCCACTGAGTATCGGATTTCAGTTTAGCCTCTTCATCGGCAATTAAAGCTACTTTATCTTCCCAAGGATAAATTGCCTGAATGTAACCGCCGACTGTCTTCTGAAGTGATTCAAGGCTTCCGTCAATGTCGGTTTCTCTTGGGTGCTTTCCCGGTTCAATAATAAGTATGTGCATGGCTTTTCCTTTCTGAGCCTGCGTGGGGCAGTTTCATCTGCCCCTTGGCTCTTTAGCTTTAGTTCAGGTGGATTCGGATTGCAGGGTATTCTTTGTCCTTGCCCCAAATGTCCGGTCTGCTTACTTTGCAAAGGCCCTCAATGGTGCAGCCCTGACTTGCAAGTTTATGAAGGTTTTCAAGAAGTGCTGTGCTTGTTTCTGTAACTGCTATGGTTTCAATTCCTGCCTCTCTCATGGTCTTCACAAAATCGCTCATGTCCGTTGTCCAGGGAAGTTCATTGCATTCAAACTCGCTGCTGTTGTGGTTAAGGTTGAATTCGTAAGTCCAGTAGGCTTCAAGTGTTCCTCGGCTCAGATTCTTTGCATCGTTCTCTCTGAGGTTTTCAAAGTAGGTTTTAATCTGTTCGGTCATTTTGATTTTCCTCCGTTTTTCGTTGTTTTCGCTTGGTTTCCCTTGCGTTGTGTAGTATATTACCGCATATCAAGGGGATAGTCAACAACATCTGCGATAATAAATGTAACAAACATAAAGCGGATTTCGGAGGCTGTTATTGTGTAGAATATGACGGCAACACAAAGCCGCCTGTGTGGCTCGTGTGGGGCGGTATTTCAAAAGGGATAACTTTGCGGAGAAATTCCTTAATGCCCACACAACCGAACGTGGCGGCTTATGTGAGATTATTCAGTTGTATTACGGTGAATTATGCTTACGATTTTGTCCTGTTCTTCTTTTGAAATTCCGATGCTTTCCAGAGCCTCTCTTGTTCCGCAGTCGGGACATATCAGCATTTCATTATCGGTTCTTGAAAGGGCGGGTCTTTCCGTGTAGATACAACCGCACTTCGGACAGGTTCTTTCAGTTATGGTCTCTGCTTTCATATTCACTTCACTCCTCTGACACTTTTTTCATAGGCTTCATCAAGGTATTTGTAATCAAATCCAAAAACAGCATATCCGAATCGGCAGGTGTTGACATACATTGAAGTCGGAATTCCCAGCCTGCGTTCTTCGTGCATTATGTACACGAAAGCCTTTATCCTTTTTCCTGAACCTTTAAGCTGAAGTTCCATTTCAGTTTTGTAGTAGAAATTCGGATAGCCCTCATAGGCATCAAGCCTTTTTTCATCATCGGCTGTGACTTCCCAGACTGCAACAGGAACAATGCCACCTTTTTTCTTTTCAATGGTGAGGTAGGAGCCTGTCTTGCTGCCTTTGTACAGAAGTTCATAATCCCTTATGCTACTGATTCCCACAACCCTTGCTCCCGGACAGCGGTATCGCATCTGCTGAACATTAAGGTTTGAACCATAGGCTATATAGTACTTTTTCATCTGAATCTTCCTTTTCGTGAATTCCGCATTTGTTCTGCGGTAGTCACATATTAACTCTTTTTCAGGATAATTGCAACCCGCTAAATCTACAAAATATCTGTCGTTTTTATT